GCCGCTGGCAGAGGGCGCCGCCCCCCCGGCGGCCCTGCTGCGGCGGGAGGCGGTAGACCACGCGATGGAGGGCTTCGAGCCGCTGCCAGAAGAGGACACCGACCCGGACAAGTGGCAGGAAAAGCTCGACCGTACCCAGAAGGGCGCACTGGCCAGCACCATACAGAATGCGTGGATCATCCTCGAGCACGATCCGGCGCTCAAGGGCCGCATCTGGAATGACACCTTCTCGGAACGGCTGCGGTGCAAAGGGCCTTTCCCGTGGAGCGACAAGACACAGGAGCGGGACTGGTCGGACGAGGACGACGCAGGCGTGCGGTGGTACCTTGAGACGGTCTACCACTTCAGCGGGGTCAACAAGGCCGCAGACGCAGTAGCCCTGACCGGTGGCCACCACGCGAAAGACCCGGTGCGGGAGTACCTGCAGGGTCTCGTCTGGGACGGCACCGAACGGCTGGACAGGCTGTTCATTGATTACCTCGGCGCAGAGGATAGCAGCTACACCCGGGCGGTGACGCGGAAGATGTTCGTCGCAGCGGTGGCCCGGTGCTTCCGCCCGGGATGCAAGTTCGACCAGATCTGCATTCTCAGCGGCAGGCAGGGCATCGGCAAGAGCCTGCTGCTCAGCCGGATGGGCCGGGAGTGGTTCAACGACAGCATCACCAGCTTCGACGGCAAGGATGCCCGTGAAAACCTGCGCGGCGTGTGGATCGTCGAGCTGGGCGAAATGACGGCCTTCAGCCGCTCCGAGAGCGAGGCGGCAAAGCAGTTCCTGAGCCAGACCGAGGACCGTTACCGGGCCGCTTATGGCCGGAGAACGGTGCAATACCCCCGCCGATGCGTGTTCTTCGGCACCTCCAACAGCTCCGATTTTCTCCGCGATGCCACCGGAAACCGCCGATACTGGCCCATAGATTGCAGCTTTGAGCGCCGCACACGGGTCGTTCACGATGATCTGACCCCTGCAGAAGTGGATCAGCTGTGGGCCGAAGCGGTGGCCCGGTTCAACGCCGGAGAGGAGCTGATCCTCCGGGACGAGCTGCAAAAGGCCGCTCTGGCAGAGCAGCAGGCGCACACCGAACGCGACCCGTGGGACGGTGACATCCTCGAATTTCTGGAAAAACCGGTGCCGCTGGACTGGGCAAAGCGCACGGTAGACGAGCGCGTGGCATGGTGGGAGAACGGCCCGGCTGAGGGCACTGCCACCCAGCAGCGTACCACGGTCTGTGTCAACGAGATCTGGCGGGAAGCGCTCGACAGCACCGGAAAGGCCCCCGACCGGATGCAGTCCAAGCGCATTGCAGCGGTGCTGAACAGCTCCCCGAACTGGCAGCCCGCGAAGTATCCACAGCGCCATGGACCCTACGGGGTGCAGCGGATCTGGCGCAGAAAATCAGAGTAATTACCCTGCCAAAAACGTGCATACAAAGCCCGCCGAAACCCGCCGCCGTGCATACAAAGCACCTGCGGCAAGGTCGGCAAAAATGCATACACGAACATACAGAAAATCATGAATTTTTTGTAAACACGAGGGATTCAAGAAAACCAGCATACGGTGCATACAAAGCCGACATACACGCTTTTTGAAAGTTGTATGCGTGAAAAAGTGAGTGTTTATGCGGCTTTTTCGGTCAAAACAAACTCAACATACAATCTTTTCCCCTAGAAGAAGAAAGAAGAAGAGAAATAAGACGTGCGCGTAAAGCGCCCGCACGTACACGCTTACACGCGTAGGGATATAAGGAGCTTCGGTATGTTCTGTTACATGTATGCACAGACAAATGAGCAAAAGGAGAAACTACAATGCCGACAAATAAGCCACTTGAGAAAAGTATCGAGAACATTCTGCGCAAGGCCGTGGAGGACGAGGGCGGGGTGTGCCTGAAATGGACCTGTCCCGGACACAGGGGTGTGCCGGACCGGATGATCCTCTTCCCCGGCGGCATCATTGCCTTTGTGGAACTCAAGCGCCCCGGTGCAAAGGTCAAGGCGGGGGGATTGCAGGAGTGGTGGAGGATGAAGATTCTGAGCTTCGGGTTCCCCTGCTATGAAATCAGCACCGCGGGGGACGCCCGACACCTGGTGGACTTCCTGAGCACCAGGAGCTTCATTCAGACCGCGCAAGACGATGCCGACTGACCCACTGCCCTAAAAGAAACGGAGGTCAAAGCAATGCAGCAATTTCACCCGCACCCATATCAGCAGGCGGGCATCGATGCCATTCTGGAAAAGCCCGGCGTGGCGCTCTGGATGGAAATGGGTCTGGGCAAGACGGTGGTCACCCTGACTGCCATCGATCAGCTGATCTACGACCGGCTGGAGATCAGCCGGGTGCTGATCGTAGCCCCGAAGAAAGTCGCGGAGGCGACGTGGCAGGACGAAGCCGCCAAATGGGAGCATTTGCAGCACCTGCGCATTTCCACCGTGCTGGGCACCGAGAAGCAGCGCAAAGCCGCACTGGAAGCCCCGGCAGATATTTACATCATCAACCGCGAGAACGTTCCCTGGCTGGTACACACGCTGGGCCGGGGCTGGAACTTTGACATGGTGGTTCTGGACGAAGCGTCCAGCTTCAAGAACCACGCAGCCCAGCGGTTCAAAGCCCTGAAAGCCGTGCGCTCCAGAATCCACAAGGTGGTGGAGCTGACCGGCACGCCCCGGCCCAACAGCCTGCTGGACCTCTGGGCGCAAATCTACCTGCTGGATCAGGGCGAGCGGCTGGGCCGGTACATCACCCACTACCGCAAGGACTACTTCTGGCCCACCGAGTATAGCTACGAGCCGAAGGACGGGGCCGCCGAAGCGGTGGAGAGCCGCATCAAGGACATCGTCCTGAGCTTCAAAGCCGCCGACCACCTGACCCTTCCGGAGAAGATTATCGACGATATCCCGGTGGTGCTGGACAAGCCCGCCAAGGCGGCCTACAAGAAGCTGGAGAAGGACTACCTGCTGGACGTGGACGGCGAGACCATCACCGCCCAGCAGGCGGCAGCCCTAACCGGCAAGCTCCTGCAGCTGTGCAACGGCAGCATCTACGACGAGAGCGGCACGGTGCACCAGATCCACCGGTGCAAGCTGGATGCCTTTGATGAACTGATCGACGCTCTGGACGGCCAGAAAGCCCTCGTGTTTTACGGTTTCCGCTTCGACGAGGAGCAGCTCACCGAAACACTGAAAGCACACCACAGGGGCCTCAGATTCGCCGTGCTGGACAATGAGCACGACGTAGCCGCATGGAACACGGGAGAGCTGGACGTTCTGCTGGCCCAGCCCGCCAGCTGCGCCTACGGCCTGAACCTGCAGCAGGGCGGGCATCACCTGATCTGGTACAGCCTGCCGTGGAGCCTGGAGCTTTACGCCCAGGGCGAAGCACGGCTCTACCGGCAGGGCCAGACCCAGAGTGTCATCGTCCACCGGCTGATCGTCAAGGGCGGTGCAGACGAAATGGTGGTCAAGGCGCTAAACCGCAAGGACACCGACCAGAACAGCCTGATGCAGGCGGTAAAGACCCACATTCAGGCAGCGAAGAAGGGAGACAACAAGTGAGCACCCGAGCATTCCGCAGGCTTTCCCGCGCAGAGCGTCGCGGCTTTATCAACACCATCGAGGACCCGCTGACCCGCCGGGCCTTCGAGATCGTATTTCTGGGTCCGGGCAAGGTCAGCTGGCGCAAGGCAGCGCTGCTCTACGGCGGCGGCATTTCCCCCGAGACCCTGCGGGTCTGGGTGTGGCAGGAGCTGCAACGCGCATGAGCCGCAGAACGCCGTCGTGAGCGCCGCAGCAGCGCAGGCGGTAAAGTTCCCGCCCGATTCACAAAACCCCGCCACAGAGGCCCGCAGCGGCGGCTGTGCGCAAGTCATAACGTTTTCACTAAGAAACCCATGCTATGCTCTTCTGGATAACACGCAGGAGGGTGGAGCATGGGTTTTTCTAACGAGCGGATGAGGACGGGCCAGCTGGTCAACTGGTTTCTGCTGGACGGCCTCGAGCTGACCCCGGCGGGCAACCCCGTCACTAAAGCCCTGCCGCTGCCCTTTGGGGTCGACCACCTGATCGGCTTCAACGAGCTGCTGACCTGCAGGCACCCGGAGAATGCAGGCGTGCACTTCTTCCTCGACGATTACCAGTTCGAGCGCTTCTGGAGGCAGCCGCAGCGGTATCTCGATGCGCTGGCAAAATGCCCGCTGGTGCTCGGCCCGGACTTCTCGCTTTACACCGACTTCCCCGCGCCCATCCAGCACTGGAACCACTACCGGAACCAACTGCTCACCGCATGGCTTCAGCACAACGGGGTCTGCACCATTCCGGCAGCAAGCTGGTCGGACGAGGACAGCTTCCGCTGGTGCTTCGACGGCATCAGCAAAGGCGGCGCGGTGGCAGTGAGCACGGTGGGCTGCCTCGTCCACAAGGACGCATCCGATGGTCTGATGGGAGGGCTGAAAGAGCTGATCCGGCAGACCGAGCCATCCGAGATTCTGGTCTACGGCAAAACGCCGCCTGCAATGGCAGCACTGCTGTGGGAGCACAGCATCCCGTGGCAGGCATTCCCGCACAACATGGCGACCCGCGTAAGGGCCAGAGAGGAGGCGCAGTGATGGGCGGCAGAGGCAGCAGCATGAGGGGTTCCCAGGGCATGGGAGGCGGCGCAGGAGCGCCCGCAGCAGCCGCACAGGCGATGCCCACGATTCAAGCAGCACCGGCAGTTCAGGCGGCACCGGCAGCACCGGTAGCGCCCCAGCAGGTAGGCCCACCCACCGGCGCAAATGGCTTCGGCCATCTGACCCCGCAGCAGGTCTCCGCGATGGAGAGCGCCGCGCAGCGGCAGATGATGCGCGACCCGGCGCTGGCCGCAGGCGTGACCGACTACATCAACCCGGTCATGCAGAGCAATGGCAAGGCCCTGAGCCAGAACGCCAACTGGGCAGCCGCCAATAAGCTGCCATTGACCGCACGGCAGCAGGCCATGATGGACGCAGTGGACAAGCTGGCAAAGCCCATCGGGCAGGAGACCACCCTGTACCGTGCCGACCACGACGACTTCCTGAAGCGCCTGAAGGTCAACAACTACCAGAGCATGAGCGACAGCCAGCTGCGCAAGGCGCTGGTGGGCAAGACCTGGACGAACGACTGCCTGGAGTCCACCGCCTACGACAGCCGTGACAACCCCTTCTGGCCGCAGCCCGGCGGCAGCCGCAGTGCAGGCAAGCATGGGCAGGGCGGCTCCGTTTCCGGCAACCGTGAGGTGCTGATCCGGTATCACACCGCCAAGAGCACCCGGGCGGCTTTCATCCAGCCCAGTCAGTCGGAGGCCGTTCTTGCCGTTGGCACCCATCACAAGATCACCGGTGTCCGTTCTACCCGCACCGGCCCGTCCCGCACCTACGGTTCCGGCAAGCGCGTGATTGAACTGGAAATCGAAGTGTGGTAAAATCAATCTGGAGGTATCTCACTATGGCAAAAGCAAAGGTTTCCGCAAAGAAGCGGAAAGAGATCGAAGCGGCAGAGCAGAAATTCCGGCCCCTCGACACTCCGGCTTCCCCCTACCCCTTCCCTAATCTGGGTATGGAGAAGCCCGCCAGCAAGAAGAAAACCACCAAGGCGAAACCCAAGAAAAAGTAATTCGTAACGTTTTGCCCCCGCTTTTCATGTTACCCTTAACCGAGAAATTCACGGTCAAGGGAGGATTCACATGGGCGGCAGAGGTGGAAGTATGGGCGGCAGCCACGGCATGGGTGGAGGCGGTGGTGCAGGAGGTGCAGCGAAGGCAGCGGCACCGGCACCGGCAGCATCCCAGACCCGTGAACAGCAGCTGCTGGCACAGATCAAAGGCAACCCGGCGGCCCTGATGCAGATGAGTGATCAGGATGCCGCAGATACCGTCAGGGCAATCGACAACCTGCCTATCGCTAAAGACGGCACGCAGAATGACACGTTTGTGCAGCGGTATATGTCACTGGTCGGATGGGACGCAAACAAGCCAACCGTCCTTAGTGAAGCGGCCTATGAAAAGGCCCGCCAAAAAGCCGGTGAGGAATCCATGTATCATGCTGACAACGCTAGCCGGGCAGCAGTAGGCAAAAAGATGAACCAGCAGCTCTTGTCCGGCAAACAAGCCTACTATTCGCAGGGTGTGCACGGCGCAGGCACTTACTGGGCGCAGAGTGATGCCGGAGGGTCTGGCGGATATGGGCAGTATCAGGTTAAGGCATTTCTCAACGGAAAGGCTAGACCGATAACCACCTATCAGCTCAAACAGGATTTCCAGCAGCTTCGTCGCAGAAAACCCAAGTTATACAACGCTCTTGCGATAGCAAAGCGTGGTAGCTATGGCGGTAGTCCTGAGACGATGTACCCTATCCTCGCGGCAGCCAGAGGCAAAAATGTTATTCTTGATAACTACTGGGGCAACAGCACGCAACGGTCCGCGCGCCAGTACGTCGTAACACTCGACCGTAGCGTACTCACCATGAGCAGCAAAACAATCGCAAATGCAGACGGGTACACCCCGAACTGGTAAGGAGTAGAATATGGCAGAACGCAATTGGAATGAAGCTTTGATCTCTCAGGTTGAAAACAGCCCGGCTGGCCAGAGATGCGGCAGGGATGCACGCAAATATGCGGTGGATTGCTGGCACATCCACGTTGGTGACTGGCCGAAGCCCTACCCCGGCTGGAAAGACCCCTACGCCAAGCTGGATAAGGCCGCAAAGGCCAAGCCCAAGACCGCCAAGGCGAAAGCCAAAAAGTAAGTCATAACGTTTTTACCCTAGGCTCTCTGGTACAATTGCCAGAGAGCCTATTTTATTGCCCGGAGGGATTGCATGGAGAGCGTGAAACACCAAATCGAGTACAAACGGCTGGACGAAATCCGCCCCTATGACAATAACCCCCGGCGCAATGACGAGGCCGCAAAAGCCGTGGCCAACAGCATCAAAGAGTTCGGGTTCCAGTCCCCCATCATCGTGGACAGGGACGGCGTGATCATCGCCGGACACACCCGGTACAAGGCCGCCCGGAGGCTCAAGTTGCAGGAAGTGCCGGTCATCGTTGCGGCAGAGCTCGATCCGGAAAAGGTCAAGGCCCTGCGCATCGCAGACAACTCCACCGGCGAAGTTGCCGAGTGGGACCTGCAGCTTCTGGTGCAGGAGCTGACCGGCATCGAATACGACATGACCGACTTCGGCCTGAACCTCCAGATCAAGATCGACGAGGAGGTCAAGGAGGACGACTTCACCGCAGAGCCCCCGGAGCAGCCCATCACCCAGCGGGGAGACCTCTGGCTGCTGGGCGATCACCGGGTCATGTGCGGCGACAGCACCAGCCCGCAGGACGTGGAGCAGCTGATGGACGGCCAGCTGGCTGATCTGCTGCTCACCGACCCGCCCTACAACGTGAACTATCAGGGCTCGAACGGCAAGAAGATCGAGAACGACAACATGGCAGAAAGCCAGTTCCGGCAGTTCCTGCTTCAGGCATACTGCCGGGCTTTCGATGCCTGCCGCACCGGGGCCAGCGCGTACATTTTCCACGCAGACACGGAGGGCGAAGCATTCCGGGCAATGTTCCGGGAAGCAGGCTGGGGGCTGCATGGGTGTCTGGTCTGGGTCAAGAACAGCCTTGTTCTCGGCCACAGCGACTACCAGTGGCAGCACGAGCCCTGCTTGTATGGCTGGAAGCCCGGCGTAAACCATTACTTCATCAACGACCGCAGCCAGACCACTGTCATCGATGACGCCAAGCCCGAGGATCTGCGCAAGATGAAGAAGGACGAGCTGCTGGAGTGGGCGGTCAAGGCGCAGGAGCTGCTGACCCAGAAGCCCAGCAGCGTCATCCGCTGCGATAAGCCGCCCCGCAATGCAGAGCACCCCACCATGAAGCCGGTGGTGCTCTGCGGCAGGCTGATCAAAAACAGCTCCCTGCCCGGGCAGACCGTGCTGGATCTGTTCGGCGGCAGCGGCTCTACGCTGATTGCCTGCGAACAGCTGAGCCGGAAGTGCTACACCATGGAGTACGACCCGCGCTATGTGGACGTGATCGTCAAACGCTGGGAGGACTTCACCGGTGAAAAGGCCGTCCGCCTGAAATAACCATTCCCCGCCGGGGTGGGTCTCACTACTCCTTTCCTGCCCCGGCTTTTATCTTAGCCAAAACGGCACGCACTCGGGTCATCCTCCGCCCGCAGGGTTCCTCCAGAGTGGAACCAGTGCGTGCCGTTTTCTTATACCGGAGGTGAAACCTTGGCGCGAGAATCTCAAATCAGCAAATGGAACAGCCCCAGCGGCCTGCTGCGTTTGCAGCGGCTGGCCATGCACGGCCTGACGCAGGCAGAAATCTGCGAGCAGATCGGCGTACCGACCCGCACTTTCCGGCGCTGGTGCACCCAAGACCCACTGATCGCCAACGCAGTCAGCGTGGGAGCAGAAGCCGCGCTGGCCAGCGTGGAGAATGCCCTGTTCAAGAAAGCCCAAAGCGGCGATCTTGGCGCGATGTGCTTCTACCTGAAAAACCGTGACCCGGAGCACTGGTCAGAACACCCGGAGCTGCGCGGATACGACGGAAAGGTGGTGTTTGTGGATGACATACCAAAGACGGAGACCCCCAAACCTTCTCAAGCAGCAGCTGAGACTGAGCAGCCTGATCATCCCTGAGTATTACGCCGCTCACACGGCCATCTGGTCTGGGGAGTATAACGAGTATCTGGGCGATGGCGGGCGTGGCTCGCTCAAGTCCACCTTTGCAGCCACCGAGGTGGTGCTGCTTATTATGCGGGTGCCGAACATCCACGCTGTCGTCCTGCGCAAGGTCGGCAACACCATCGCCACCAGCGTCTGGCCGGAGTACAACCGTGTCATTGACCGCATGGGCATCCGGCACCTGTGGAAGCAGACCAAAAAGCCGTACCCCCTAACCTATATCCCCACCGGGCAGACCATCCAGTTCTACGGTCTGGATGACCCCGGCAAGCTGAAATCCATCGCCGTGCCGTTTGGTTACTTCGGTGTGATGCACTTTGAAGAGTTCGACCAGTACGATGGACCGGAGGAGATCCGAAACGTGGAGCAGTCCGTGTTCCGTGGCGGTCCCTTCAGCTTTTCCTTTAAGACCTTCAACCCCCCCGCCATGGCGCGGCACTGGGTCAACCGGTACAAACGGGAGCCGAAGCCCAAGCAGTTCCGGCACCACACCACCTACCTGACCACCCCGCCGGAATGGCTGGGTCCTCGTTTCTTTGACGACGCAGAGACCCTGAAGCAGCGAGACCCGGTAGCCTATGCACACGAATATCTGGGCGAAGTGGTAGGCTGCGGCACTGCGGTATTTGAGAATCTGGAACTGCGCCCCATCACCAGTGAAGAGATCGCCGGATTTGACAGGCGTTACTATGGGCTGGACTTCGGCTGGTACCCAGACCCGAACCACTTCGGCGGCATGGCTTACCTGCACGCACAAAAGACCCTATACATCTTCGAGGAGCACCGCGCCCAGAAGGAAACCGATGCCCAGCTGGCAGAAGCACTGAAACGGCATCTGAACGAAGAGATTATCGCAGACAGCGCGGGGAACCGTTCAATCGCTACACTGCGGGATCTGGGCTTCTGCCGGCTGCGGGGCTGCCGGAAGTACGCCGCTCACGGCGGCACCTCCGTCACCGACGGCATGAAGTGGCTGCAAAGCCGTGCAAAGATCGTTATAGACCCCCAGCGCTGCCCTTGGACAGCCCGGGAGTTTTCTGAGTATGAATACGCCATCGACAAAAAGACCGGCGAGGTGATGCCCGGGTATGTCGATGCCGCAAACCACAGCATCGACATGACCAGATACGCCATGGAAGATGTCTGGCAAAAGAGAGGTGTACAGAACGCATGATAAACCACGCAGATATCGAAAATATCATCGGCTGCAAGACCCTCGTCACCGACCGGATGCAGCGCGCCATAGAAGAGTGGTACGATGCAGCCATCGAAGGTCTGCCGCTGGACAAAAACCCGGAGACACTGACGCTCGATCTGCCCGCCCTGATCTGTGCCGAGCTGGCGCGTCTGACCACGCTGGAACTGGAGGTCACGGTGGAGGGCAGCGCCCGGGCAGACTGGATCAACTCCCAGTTGCAGCGGGTCATCACGCCCCGCAGACGGCGCATCTTCACGGTGGCGCTGGCGCTGGGCAGCGGCATTTGGAAGCCCTACCAGAGCGGCAGCAAGCTGGGGGTCACCTTCTGCAATGCATCCCGGTATTTCCCCGTAGCCCACGACGTAGAGGACAACCTGACCGAGGGCGTGTTCATCGACACCATTCAGGATGACGAGAACTACTACCACCGGCTGGAGTGGATGCACGTTCTGGAGCGCCGACAGGATCTGCGGGATGCTGAGCTGGAGCAGCTGGAGGACTACGACCTCGCAGCACCTACACAGTTTCCCTGCATCAAGGTGGTAAACCTCGTCTTCCGCAGCGCAACACAGGACAGTCTGGGCAGCCCGGAGGATCTGAGCATCCGCCCGGAGTGGGACGAGATCCAGCCTGTCGCATATCTGACCGGGCTGGAAAAGCTCCCGGTCGGCTACTTTGTGACCCCCATCGTCAACAGCATTGAGCCAGACAGCGAACTGGGCGCGGCCATGTTCGAGCCTGCCCGGAAGCAGATCATCGATGCAGACGAGCAGTACACCCGGCTGGACTGGGAGTACGAGGGCGGCGAATTGGCCGTGGATACAGACGAGAAGTTTCTCAAGCCCAGTGCCGCCGGGCAGCAGCTGTCCAAGGCTGAAGCGCTGCGGCAATACGGCGTTCCGCCCGAAGCTATCGACAGCACCGCACCACACCACCGGGAGCGGCTGTTCCATGGCATCAACGTCAACACCGGCATCGTGGACGGTCAGCCTTTCTATCAGGTGTACGCGCCCGCACTGCGAGACGGCAGCTATCTGTCCGGTCTGAACCAGTATCTGCGCAACGTAGAGAGCCATGCCGGGCTGAGTTTCGGCGTTCTGTCGCAGGTGGCAGACGTAGAAAAGACTGCCACCGAGATCGTAAACAGCAAGCAGAAGCTGTACGCCACTGTTTCCGACCTTCAGGCAGCGCTGGAGGACGCCCTGCGCGGGTTGATCGACGCCCTGAACTATTGGGCAGACCATGTGCAGGACGCACCCGGCAGGGGCAGCGTGAGCGTTGCGTTCAAGTGGGACGACAGCATCATTCTTGACCGCCTGACCGAGATGTCCCAGTGGCAGCAGGAGGTCGGGCTGGGTCTGCGCAGCAAGGCAGAGTACCGCCAGCACTTCTTTGGCGAGGATGAAAAGACCGCTACACTGGCGGTGCAGGCCATCCAGCGGGAGAACGGCGCTGTGGACATCCTGAAGGGAGTGATCGACAATGGCGACGGCTAAGGCGCTCCAAGCAGAACGCATGAACAAGGCCGCTGACCGGCTGGACTGGCTGATGGCGAACGCCCGCGTCCTGCGCAGCCCGGCACTATGGGAAAAGTACCACGAAGCGGTGCGTATGGCCGGGCTTCTGGGCTTCACGGTGACCCAGACAGGCGGCAAGCATGAGGTGCGCCCATGCTGACCCCGGACGAGGTCAACGGCTACGCCGGACTGATGGCCGCTCCATGGGACGAGCTGGAGGAGCGCATCCTGCGGGACATGGTGCGCCGGATCATCAAAGCGGGCGGCATCACCTCCACCGCAGAGTGGCAGAGCTTCCGTGCGCAGGCGCTGGGCGCAAGCCGGGCATACCTGCTGCGGCAGATGCAGGTCATCGTGCAGGAGCTGAGCCCGCAGGAAGCTGTTGTATTTGCCCATGCAATGAAGCAGGCATACACCAAGGACGCAGCCGATGCAGCCGCAGCAGGCCGCGCTTTGCAGCCCTTGGGCGAGAGCGAAGAAGCGCAGCAGCTGTTGGAAAGCGGCTACCGACGCACCATGAACACCCTGTACAACCTGACCCAGACCCGCGCTGTGATGGGCGACCAGAACATGGTGGAGACCACCCAGCGGCAGCTGGCCTATTATCTGGATATGGCGCACATGGATGCAGCCAGCGGTGCCTTCAGCTCCGACGCCGCCGCCCGCCGGGCGCTCAACGAACTGGCAGCCAAGGGCGTGGGGGCTATCACCTACCCCAGCGGGCATACCGATACGCTGGATGTGGTGGTCCTGCGCGCCACGCGGACAGGCATCAACCAGACCGCAGGGGAGATCACCCGGTTTAATGCAGACCGGCTGGAGTGCGACCTGATGGAACTGGACGCCCATGTGGGTGCGCGCACCGGAGATGGCGGACAAAACCTGACCAACCACAGCTGGTGGCAGGGACAGATCGTCAGCCGCAGCGGGCAGCACGGGTACCTGTCCCTGAGCGACATCGGCTACGGCGATGTGCGCGGCTTTATGGGTGCTAACTGCGCCCACAACTGGAGTATGTACTGGGAGGGCGCCAGCAAACGCAGCTACACTGCCGACCGGCTGGCTGCTATCAATGCTGCGACTGTCACCTATAACGGCAAAGAACTGGGACGATACAAAGCCACCCAGATGCAGCGTGCGCAGGAGCGCCGGATACGCGCCGACAAGCGGGCTTTTCTGGTGGCAAAGGAAAGTGGCCAAAAGGATGCCGAAAAGGCCGCAGCGGCAAAGCTGGCGACCTCCCGCGCAAAGATGAAGGACTTCCTCCACCAGACCGGGCTGCATCAGTACCAGCTGCGGGAGAGCGTGCCCGGCTTTGGACGCAGTGAAGCAGCCAGCGCAGCAGCACAAGCGAGAAAATGAGCCGTGCTGGACTTCCTGAATGGGCTGTGCTATAATTCAGGCCAGAATAAAGGAGGTTTCATCTATGAAAATCAAGAACTTTGTCCGGGCGGGTATTGTCCTGCTCGCGCTGGCATTCAGCTTGACGGCCTGCGGCGGCAGCGCTTCCAGCACCGCGAGCAGCGTAGCGTCCAGCACCCCAGTCAGTTCTGTAAGCGAGAGCGTTACACCGGAGACGGACTCTACCAGCGCAGAGTCCTCGCCCTTGGATGGCGTCAATTTCAGCGTGACTAAAGTTCGGAATGATGCCACTGGAAACTGGCGTATCTCCTGCATCGCCGAGAATCTCGACATGAGCGAGTATGCCTTGGACTACTACAAACAGTATTTCACGAGTGACAGCGAGATTCACTTCATCGTCAATTTCAACTACAACACCACCACAAAAATTATGGTGATGGGCGGTGATCTGGACGTGACCGTTCAGGAATACGTTGCCAAAGAAGAGCACGACGCAAAGGTGCTGGGCAGCGGAACTGTGCTGGCCGAATATTTTGTGAACATCGAAACTGGCGAGATCGAGAAGGTCCGGTAAATATACAGCGAAAACGCCCTGAAGGAATGCACCTTCAGGGCGTTTCTTATTGAGTGATTCACTTGAAGTGCTCCAGCAGTTCATCCACAAAAGCCTTTGCCACCGGGGTCAGTGGGCGGGTGCACCACCCCCGGTCGTAATAGGCCACTTCCTGCCAGTAGCGAACCTCACCGGGAGGTAGCTCAGCGATCCAGAGCTTTGATACCCTGCCGCCGTTAATGCCGAACTGGCTGCCAGTTGCGTAAACCTTGGCTTCCCACCGGAACACGTGCCCGTTTCGCTCGGTCTGGCCTTCATGCCAGAGCTGACCGCCCATCTCTGCACGGAATCCACGCATCACTGATCACCCCCGCCGTAGTCCACCACATAGCCGTTGTACACGAAGTTCTCTGCCGCCATGGCAGCGTCGAGGATCCGGTTTGCATACTCGGCAGCTTCCGCCGGGCTCTTGATCCCGAGAGAGCCCCACTGGACTCCCAGCTTCACCGGTGTGCCCTGCCGGGCAAAGTTGGTGTTGAAAATCCGAATGCAGTCCCACTCAGTGAACTGCGCCTGAAGCGCACCCAGCGCCTCGTTGTACACCTTCCAGTTGACCGTCTTCATAGATTACCCCTCCTCAATTTGCCTTAATCAGAATGCCCTTGTCCAATGCGAACCACACACCATCGTCCTTCTGCACGGTCTTGCAGCCCTGTGCCCGGAGCAGCTCCCGCATCTTCGACAGCTGGTGCTCAGTGCACTGCATCCAGAAGAACCCGGCATAGTTAAACCACTCGTTGCTCTGGATGTTCACAGTGCGGGCATTCTCAAAAATGCGGTTGAAGGTGCTGGTTTTCATGATTTTGTCCTCCTTTTTGATTACACATCAAAGCTGACCGAATGATACGCGAACCAGTGCCCACAGCGGCGGTGCAGCTTGTACCAGTTTGTGAAACGCTGACCGGAACAGTCATAGGGTGTGGGGCGAAACCCATAGTAGCGATTTGCCTGGAACCACTCGGCGGCATCGTCCTCATTGACCTTGTCCAGCTCGTCCGGGAGCCGCACCAGCTCAATGTAGCCATTAATGCCGTGCTCTTCGATAATGCGGCTGTCAGGTGCCGGGCGGTGGGTGAACTCCCGGATTTCGCGCTTGACATCGGCGATGTGCCTGTCCCGGCGAGCTACGTTCTCCACCGGAACAGTGACTTCTCTCAGGGTACGAACGAAACTGTAGGCTGCCCGCAGGCTTGCCATATCATTGATATTGAACACGATCACCATTCCCCCTTCATGGCTGCCTGGGCGATTGCCCGCTCTTCCTTCTCCTGATCCAGCGCCTGTGCAAAAGCATCCAGCGCGCTGGCCCTCGTGATCGGACCGAACTCCTTCACAAAGTAGGCGAAGGTGCGCTCGTCCCAGCATTCGACATAGCCATCGCCGCCCTTATCGTAGTTCTCGCGGGCCAGCTTCATGAACTGGTCGTAGGTCAATGCACGTTCTTTCATGGTTCAGTCCTCCTTGTTCGTGTACTCGTCGGTGTCACGGCTGGACAGCCCCGCCAAGAACACCCTGTGATGCCCTTTCTCGTCCCGCCAGTAGCTGCCGCCCAGCATCACCAGCGCAGTGACGAATCCGAAGTACCCGGATTCATTCCGCTGGCGCTCCTCCTCCGACAGCTCCGGATGGTGCGCCAGGCACCAGTAAGTATCCAGATTGAATGCCAGCGCGCGGACACCCAGCTGCAGTGAATCAACATATGCCTTGTTCATTTTTCGTTTACCCCCGTTGTTTTTGTGCCGTTTTCCTTTCGGTGTCCGTATGTTACCTCTACGTAGAAACAAAGTCAAGTTGTTTTTGATTTGTTTTTCAATTTCTTTTAGTTGTTGACTTTTGCCCCAGCAAGTCGTATCCTTGTGGCAGAAAGGAGCGATTTAAAATGACCACATCCTCAAGGATCAAAGCCCTGTTAGAGCTGACCAGCACCGAACAGACTGCCTTCGCCGCAGCGTTCGGCATGACCACCCCGCAGGCCATGAATAACAAGCTGCGGCGGGACAGCTGGTCGGCAAAAGACCTCGCCAAAGCCGCCACGATCTGCGGTGCGCAGCTGGCGTTTCTGTTGCCGGACGGCTCCCGGCTCATCATCAGCCCGGAAGAGGAATGACCGCTACACAGCAAAGAAGCCCCGCCCCACGGAGAACGAGCCTCCCGGGGCGGGGCTTCTTTTGCAACATACGAAAGCAACAAAAGTTTAGTTGATTGCAACATTTATCAACATACAAGTCGGGGCAGGTTTGTATGCAGCCAAAAACCTAGGCGTGATGCGGCTTTTTGCCACTTAACATACAACAACATACGAAATCTCTTATAAAGACCCTGAACAGAAGAAAATAAGAATACACGCGTATATAAATAGCCTTATATCCTTCGCGTGAGGGATTTATATGGTTTTCGTATGCTTTGTATGCTCGGCAACTCATAACGTTTTTGCCCAACGGCTGTGGTACGATAACACACAGATCACACCGCGCACCCGGTGTCAGAGAGGTGCAGGGCCACGCGCACGGCAGCGCGTCAACAATGCTGTAGGCCCACCGGGAGGTAACACAATGAAACGTGAGGATTTGAGAGCCATCGAGGGTCTGACCGAGGAGCAGATCAACGAGATCATGCGCCTGCATGGTCAGGATGCAGCCGCCCATCAGGCCACTGTACAAGGCCTGCAGGCGCAGCTGACCACCGCACAGAAGGGTCTGGCAGCCTTTGAGGGCGTAGACGTGAACGATCTGCGCAGTCAGATCAGTGACCTGACCAACCAGCTGACGCAGCAGGCTGCGGAGTTTGCCTTCACCGGCGTGCTCCGCGCTGCTGCTCACGAAGCGGGCGCACTGGACGAAGAGGATGCTATCACGCTGCTGCCGAACAGAGCTACACTGCGCGACAGCAAGAATCAGGCTGAGGATGTCAAAAACGCCTTCGCCGCACTCAAAACTCACAAGCCGTATCTTTTCCAGCAGGGCTCCCCTGCCCCGCAGGATGGCGGCACAGACCCGCAGCCGGGCAACGAACCACAGGGTAATCCCATCATCGTCCCGAAGCCCCGCAGTCAGGGCGGCAGTGCACAGCCGTCCCTGCAGGAGTTTCTCCAGATGAGCGGCGCAGAGCGCATGGCGCTGCGTACCCGCAACCCGGCACTTTTCCAGCAGCTCTCGGCGCAGATCCGGGCTGCACGACACTAACGAGGTAACAATTCTATGGCCATTACCGGTACTTTTGGCGGCTTCCCGTTTGACCCCGAGGTCTATCAGGGCTTTGTGGATCAGGAAGCCACTTTCTCCGATTCCATCCTCGCCTCCGGCATTCTGGCAACCGACCAGAGCCTGGCCGCTTCGCTGGACAACGGCGGCGTGATGGGTACCATCCGTTTCTATAACCCGCTGGATCCTGACACCGATGCTCCGCTGGTGCGTGACGGCGTGACCGATAACGTCCCCACCGAGATCGCAGGCGGTAAGCAGTCCTGGATCCGTATTGACCGCATGAAGGCTTGGAAGGCGCTCGAGCTGACCCGAGAGCTGACCTCTGCTGACCCCATGGCAGCTGTGGCACGCAACACTGGCCGCTACTGGCGTATGTATAAGCAGGGTCTGCTGGTCAAGCTGGTCAACGCCGTTCTGGGCGTTTCCGGTCTGGAGAATCATGTTCTGACGGTCAAGAGCGGCGGCGTTACCGCCAACCAGCTGATCGACGTGCAGCAGGCAGCACTGGGCGATATGTCCGGCAAGTTCGGCCTGCTGGTGGTCCACTCCAAGATCATGGCTGAGTACAAGAAGATGGGCTTGCTGAACTACAACAAGTACACCATCACCAACGTGCTCCAGAAGGAAGTCAGCCTGCCCACCATCAACGGTCTGGTGGTCATCGAGAATGACCGTGGCACCGACGACGGCACCAACTACAACAGCTTCCTGCTGGGTCAGGGCTCCGTGCTGACCGCTAATCCCAAGGTCATCACCCCGGACTCCACTGAGTACGACGCAGCCAAGGCAGGCGGCACCGATATCCTGTACAACAACCGCTCCTTCATCCTGCATCCCAACGGCATCTCTTTTGATGCTGACAGCATCCAGAAGGAGACCCCCACGGACGAGGAGTTCACCAATGCTGCCAACTGGAAGCTGAAGTTCGACCACAAGAACGTCCGCATGGGCAAGATCAGCATCCCCAAGGCCAACTTTACCGAGGGCTAAACCATGGACAACTGGCTGACCTACGCAGAATACGCCAGCCGGTACCCCGAGGATGCGCTGTCCGAGACCAGCTTCCCACAGCTTGCCGGTGACGCCGCGCTGTTCATTCTCAGCGCGACCCGCTGGACTGCCGTTCTGGCCGACACCGAGGAGCAGACCGGCGCGCTCCGGGATTGTCAGGCAAGGCTGGTGCATCTGGCCGCCGGGCTTGGCACGGACTGGGACGGTGTAACAAGCGTGAGCAACCACGGTTACACCGAAAGCTACGCAACCGGGATGGACAAGCAGGCGTATCTGGGTGCACAGCAGCTGCGGATCGTAGAGCAGACCCTCTCCGCCCCCGCCACCCGCTGGATGCTGTATCGGGGCGCAAGCTACCGCCCGCCCCGCAGACGCTGAGGGAGGACGCTATGAGAAAACCGCTTCTCGCAAACGCGAGTGTCACCCTTACGCACTGCATCCGGCAGGGCACCAGCAGCAACAGCTACACGGTTATGCTGTCTGGCGTGAGCTGCCGCGAGGTATCCTGTGTTCGCACCGGCTCCGGCAATGGCTTTGCCCCGAATAGCACCACCCAGATCTGCATCTTTGCAGGGCACACCACCATAGCCCCGCAGAGCGGCACAGGAGCGCCCGTAGATGCAGCAAGCACATTCCTCACCCCGGTGGCATTCAAAGCCGCAGAGGACGCGCAGCGCGTCTCCTGTTGGACGCTGGCACCAGAGGACAAGGTGCAACTGCCCAGCGGACGCACCGGCGTTGTGACCAGTGTGCAGGACAACCGCACCGGGCGCTGCCCGCATTGGTATGTGGAGGTAACCTGATGGCCGAGCCTATCAAGCTGGGCATCCAGTGGTCGCCGGACTTCCAGTCCCGTACCGAAGCAGGCTTTAAACGCCTGCAAAAAGAAGCAGACGGCGAGTTTCTCCGACTGGTGACCCCTTATGTGCCCAAGCGCACCGGTGCACTGGCAGGCAGCGCCAAGACCAGCACCGTGCTGGGCAGCGGCGAGATCCGGCACACCACGCCCTATGCAGCAGCCCAGTATTACCGGCTCCCCTGCGGGCAGGGCGTCCGGGAGGACGGACGTGGCCCCTACTGGGGCGAGCGCTGCGTCAATGACCACCGGGAGGAATTCATCGCCTTTGTCAAGACCCGCGCCAAGGAGGTAACCAAGTGAACGACACCGCCGATATTCAGGCTATGCTCAACTGGTTGGCTACTTGTCCCCTGACAAACGCGCTGGGGGACGGAGATGTGGCCTTCTCCATTGAGTATCTGGGCGCAGAGCCTGTGCAGTTCTCACTGGAAGCTACACCGGCTGCACCTATGCTGGAGCAGTTTTTCCTGGGCAGCCGCAGAGCCCGCAACTATGTGCTCGCTTCCCGGATGTCTTACACATCGGAGGTCGTGCAGCAAGCGGCAAACTGTTCGTTCTGGGACGAGTTTGCAGATTGGGTGGAACGCAAGTCCGCAGCCCGGGAGCTGCCGGAGCTGGCACCCGGAAAGCGCGCGGAAAAGGTCATCTGCCTTTCCCCGGGTTACCTTATGAGCCAAGATACCGACAGCTGTCGGTTTCAGATCCAACTTCAACTCCAGTATTATCAGGAAGGGAGATAACTATGACCATTGCTGAGACCCTCGCGCAGCTGGCAGCCCAGAAGGGCATCACCCCCAGCGCCGACTATAAGGGCATCGAGGAAGCCGATGACTTCATCTTTGCCATCCAGACCGACAAGGCGACCCAGACCGAAAAGGCCAAGTGGATCGTCTGCGCCGATCACGTCAAGGAGCACTCCGGTGCCCTGAACGCCACTACCACCGACGACACTTTCATCCGCACCGGCCCTGTCACCACCAAGGGCAGCGTACAGCGCACCCTGTCGGTCAACGGCAACCGCTGTGTGGGTGACGCATTTCAGGATTTTGTCCTGAGCCACGCGATCAAGTACGGCTCCGGCCAGAACGTCATCGTGCCGTATCTGTACTTCAGCGTCCGCACCGGCAAGGGCGAATGCGGCAGCGCTTCCCTGATCGTCACCTCTGACGCAGGTGGCTCTGCCGGTGCCGCCGCCACCTTTGCTCTGGACGTCAAGGCCGTCGGCGTGCCGGACGACTTCGACTACACTGCCGAGAACCACGGCTAAGCCCGCTGTACAAACCGATAACGCCCCTGTCAGCTTTTGGCGGGGGCGCATTTTATAGGAGGTAGATCACATGATCATCTGCAATCTGGAGTTTGAGTTTTCCGCGCTGAACGCGGACGACATCGACCGCATGGAAGCTGCGTCCAAGCAGCAGATCAGCCGTGCCAAGGCTGAAGCAAAGCGGCTGGAGCAGGAGAACGCAAGTTACTCTGACATTCTGCGCAGCCAGTGCCGTGTGCTGATGGATTACTTTGATGCAGTGCTGGGCGATGGTGCATCGCAGCGTCTTGGTCTGACCGGCAGCGATCTGGGCAAGTGCACGCAGGTCGCTACTGAGTTCAAAGCCGCAATCGAAGCCGAAAAGGCCGCCGCACAGGCCGCTGTCACCGTGCCGCTGAAGCCGCAGGGCAACCGTGCACAGCGCCGTGCCGAGAATAAGCACAGGCATAAGCCCCCGGTGAGCTATCCGGCGGCACAGCCGGACAAGGCTGAGCGCCGCAAGCAGTTGCTGGCAGAGCTGGCGGCGCTGGAAAATGGCTGATCTGCTGCTGAACGCTCTCCCGGAGACCATGTGGGAGGGGCGCAAAATCAACGCTGACTTCCGGCCTATGGTATGGCTGGCAAACCAGTATCTGCGGGGCGCAGCCGAAAAAGACCCTCTCGGCTTCACACTGGGAGCATTCCGGCGCTTTTACGGGGAGGAGATCCCCGCACCGCAGTCTGCGGATGCCTTCCAGTCGATGCTCCGCTTCTACGCTGGCGACGAAACAGCTACACCGGAAAACCGGCGCAGCACTGCTGCCGGAAGCTGCGATGCGGTCGCCTTTGACTATGCGTCTGACGCTTCCTATATTGTGGCGGCCTTTCAGCAGGCTTATGGCATCGACCTGACCCGTGAGAAGGTGCACTGGTGGCGCTTCCGGGCGCTGTTTCTCGGCCTGCCGGAGGACACCCTGATGCACAAGATCATGCACTGGCGCACCGCAGACCTGACCGCAATGTCCCCGGAGGAGCGCCGCTTCTACGAGGAGCGGCGGGAGCTCTTCGCCCTCCCGCAGGGGCTGAAAGGGGGTGCACCGCGTGCCGTATCCGTTGCCGAACACGACGCAGCCTTCCTCGCGCGGTTCCAGCAGCGTTGACCGTGCGCCGCTCCCCTGCCCCTACTGCGGCAGACCCCTGCCAGTATGGGCAGAGCCCGCAGCCGCCGCGCAGGGACTGTGGGTCAAATGCAAAAACCCGGCTTGCCGCCGGGAAATAGAGATCAAAATTTAAGCAGCCTGTGTCTTTGTGCCCGCGCTCTTTTCAAGAGAGGTGGACACATTGGCAGATTACAGCATTACCGGCGACACCCGGCTGGACACTAGCGGCTTTACCAAGGGCATAAGCTCCATGACGGCGGCCGCC